TAAACAACAAGCACCCGTTGATCCATCACCACCGAGACCTGTGTGTGGGGGAATAAAATTACAACGATGTGCCACATCATAGTCAATAAGATCACTAGATCCGTCCCAGTAAACTAAGTTACCATACCAACTACCTTGATATGATATGAAAGTGTAAACGTCTCTGGTTCCACTGAAACATGGTGTTGTTCTTAGAGGGAATTTGATTTCACTTGAACTTGTAAATCGAGGTGTGGCTGGACTTGTTCCCGTTGCACCATCAACAATAAGGAAAAATGATGCACTGTAATCGGCAGGTGCTTCCTTAATGTTAACGGTTAATGGAGTTACTTTTGGAGTAAGACTCACATCAGAAACGTTTATGAGGAAACTACTTCCTCTTGCCCAATCAATCTCAGCAGTGATACCATCGGTGTCTTCGATTGTGGCAGTTGAAAGACCGTCACCATTTGTAAGACGAACAATCGGCTCTCTGTATGATTTAACTCGAAGATCATTTATTCTGTGACCGTAACTTTTTTCAATCGCAGTTGCACTTCCAGTTACACCAATAAATCCGTCATTTTCAGGGTTTACTTTAAGTAACTGATTTTTGTTTGCGGTTGCTCCAAAAACCCCACTTCCAATTAAGTCATAGTTTATTTCTATAAAAGTTCCGTTGACATCATCAGACCCATTTAATCCTATGGAAAGAAAGTCACCAGAAACTCCAAGTTGCCTGAAGGTTAATAAGTTTGATAAGTTATCTTCAACGCCAAAAATACCCGTGTTACCACCAAGTGTTAAACCAGATCCTTTGTTTTCGAGTTTGACTTCGGTTACTAAGTTTCCGGTGTTGCCTAAAATTCTTGCCGTTGGAACAGACGAACTTCTGGCTGTCATATCATACTGAGCGTTGATTACCTGAACGGACGTAACTCCCTCAAGATCCTTTATCAAGAAATAATATGGTATTGATGTGGTGTCTGAATCATCAATTAAAATTCCGGTCAGTCCGAAAAATTGTTCACCAGTCGCTCCGGTTGCACCAGTAGGACCAGTGTTCCCCGTTGGGCCTGTTGGACCAGTTGCACCAGTCGGTCCGGTTGGACCTGTGCCTCCTGTTCCTACTCTTGCAAAGTGACTGCTACCATAAACTAAAGCCATTATGACAATCCAAGTTTAGTTTTTATATTTGCAATATCCGTCTCGTGGGTGTTAACCGTGTTGTTAATGTCGGTTAATGTGCTGGCATCGTTAGTGGATGTCGTTAGTTTCTTATTCACAGTTAAGTTATCAACGGTAACAGTTCCCGGAATATTTACACCTCTATCTGATTTAACGATCATGGCTAAAGAAATTTTAGCAGTTGTTGATGAGCCATCGACTGTTATTTGTGTTGAACTGTTTCTTGTTACTTTCGGAAGATTAAACTGAGTTACTTCTGTTGTAGACGGAGTATACTCAATATTGTCTATCAAAATATTCTTTGTGGTGTCAACTTGCTCTGCTGAAAATCCTCTAGAAACCAAAACAGAATTTGTCACCGTGTCAACAGAACTAACTCTGGAACTATATGAAGTTGTCGTTCCGGTTTTTTGCGTAAGTCTTTTGCCAGTAAAAGTTGACGGTATCGTGCTATTGCTGTCAAATGTTATCTTTTCAATGTAACCAAACTTTTTACCGATTTTTGCATACAAGTCTGGATAGTCCGAAACATTCAACGTTTTTGAAGTGTCGCTAACTTTTATAACATTTCCGGGGAGTGTTTGTCCAACATCAACATATTCTATAATAGATGTTAAAATGTCATCTGGATCATCCGCAATAATTTCCCCACCGATAACATACCCGATGTAGTTTAGAACAATTGCATTGTTAACACCATCATCCGCTCGTTGAAGAACAGGTTTTACAACTTGTGTTGGCTCTGATGGTGCCAAACTTGTAACTGCACCTCCAGTTACTGCACTTAAAAAGTAAACATCATTTCCACCAGAAGCACCCTCTGGTGTTCCCTCATCTATAAATTTTTCTGTGGGAAACTGAATTTGTCCAAAAATAACAACAGACATTGAACTGTCGCTAACCGATTCAACGACACCAACAACTTCGGCAGAATTAAGTGCATTTGCTTGTGACTTAACATACTTTTTGTTACTTTCATCGGAAACGTCATAGCGAATAACATCACCACCAGTTATTCCAGATTCTGTTGTATATGAACCATCGGCTGGAGTCAAAGGGATAATCGCAAGAATTTTAGAACCAATCCGACGAATATCGACGGACATGTTGGTTGAAACAATATTAGAACTAGAAGAACAAGACATATTTACCTCAATCTATATCTATATTGATATCTGCATCTGCAATGTAGTGAACGGATATGTTGTCATTATCAACAAAGCCGGATAACGCTGTGAAATATAATCCATCTTTTGTTGCTAATGGAATATCAATTGTTGTTTTACCAGTCGCTGCAACTCTAACGTCAGCGTTAAATCCAACAGAACCAGAGGTTTTTTCCATGTTTTTTCCTGCTGTTCTGTTGTATGCAGTTCCAGTCGCACCGTCGAATGGAGAGTAAATTGTAGTTGTTGGATTTTCTCTCATTCGAGTGTGGAATCTATGATAATAATCTGCATCAGGTTTAATGGCAGTAAAGTTTACTGACGTTGGATCTGGAATACCAGAGGCAAAAGTTGCTGTTCGAGTAGAGACATCTGGTGCATAACTTCTTTGATAATATCTTGCACAGAGTTCATATTCTTCATCAATGTTTCTAGGTTCCACTGGAGTAGCGGCATTTCCTCTTTCAAGTTTCGCTTGTGCTAAATCAACAGCAACACCATATGGTAATTGATCCAATCCAACAGAGAAGAATGAATCACCTGTGTTTGAGGCTTGTGTCATTGCGGGGACACCAAACACGGTAATATATTTTGCGAAATCAGAACCAAAACGAATCGTTCCCAATTGAGTAACGGTTTCATCCGAAGATGATCCTGTTGTTCCGTAGTTCTGTTTTAAGAAAACAGAACATGTTGAACCAGAAGTTCCTGACGTTCTTGCATAGAACGAGAACGTCATGTTTTCCCCACGGAAAGAGTCTGCTCCCTCGATTCTATTTTCGATCTGAATTCCACCCATAGAACCAGCACCCAATGTAATACCGCCAGTGGCACTATGAGATGCCCTCAAGTAGTAAAGTGGATTACCCTCAACTTCAGATTGTGTTTCGGTAAATTCTTTTCTTTCAAGACTGTATGTTTTTGTTGGTGCGGTTGAACCATCAACTCGAACCCATCTATCTGCAAAGTAAGTTCCACCCGTTCCAGTGTATGCGGCACCAACTCCAATACCTCTTTGCCAGACTGTCATCGCTCCGTTAATTAACTCGTTGTTATTAACATATACTGTGCCACCTGTTGCTGCGGTCGCACCGAGGACAAACGGATTAGCGGTTCTTGAAAATTGTCTTGCTTGATTCGCAGAGGGAACAAAGAAACCACCGGCTGGAGGAGTATCAGGTAAGTTAGATTCAAAGAATTGAATTCCACCACCACCAGAAACTTGTCCACCGTTGCCCGTTGTAAAGTTGACAATTAATGCCGTGTCACTGCCGAGTAACATACTCATTGCCACTGGATCACCGGTCCCCGGAACAGTTCCACCAAATGTTGATTGTAAACTTCCGTTGCTATCAACATATAACGGACCAACTAACGATCCGACTAAATCATTTGCATTTAAAATAACACCACCACAAACAACCTTCACGACACCAGATCCAAGTGTGCTGGAATCCTCGGTAATTATACCGACGAGTTGCTCGATAGAGTTGCTTGAGTTTCCGTTTGCAATTTCAAATCGTCCCTCGTTCGCATTGTAAATAACCATTTTGCCTTTTTCGATTGTTCTTCCGTTTGGATCAGAAGAAAATCCTGTAATGAAAAATGCGTTGTTATCCCCTTGGAATGCACCCGTTCCACCTGTTGCAGTGAGTTGCTGTCCACGGAAATTATACAATACACCTGAACTTGCTCCAGTGGCAATAAGAAGAGGTTTGGAAACTTGTCCAAGAATCGTGGGTTCGGCTTTTGTTACTTGCCCGGCAACATCGGGACTTAAGAAGTGAACACACCCAACAGTAAGTCCTCTGTCGCTATTAATTGTGACCTCACCTGAAATGGTAACTTCGACACTTGCATCACCAGTAAGACCACTCACAATGCCCAAAACTTCAGCGGACGTTGCAGAGTCTGCCTTAGCAAGAGTAACACCATCGTATGTTGAACTCCCGTCAATATTTGGTGATATGGGTAAATCTTCACCAAAACGAACGACATCGCCAATTGAAAGATCCGCCGTCGGGCCGGTAACGCTAATGCTTATCAGAGGAACACCAGCAAAACTTTTAGCAAAGTCATAGTTTAACAACCCATTAATGGTAACGTCACCATTAAAGGTCATTCCCTTATCAACTTCACCACTAAGTTCCACAAACATGTCACCTGCGGTGATTGCGACGGTCGATCCATCTTCGAGTGTCGCACCCGTTGTTCCGACAACGACGTTAATTCCGTCACCGGAAATTCCATCATATACAAAAAGTCTGTTTAATTTTCCGATGATTTCTGTGTTGGTCTTTGAGGCCCAATCAAAGAAAGTCGTGGTATCGACGATATCATCAATCTGAAATTTATTGTCTTCAATGCCCATTTTTACCTCAACTGATTGGTGTTAGCAACAAATTGTTCATATATCTAATTTCTTTATTTATGTAGTCAACATATAACACAGGTGAGAATGAATTTACATAAGTGCCGGAATTCTTTGCACAGCCACAACCAGATGCATATTTACCTTTGGGGTAAATTTCTCCAAATGTAACGCATTGATCACATATATTACTACAATATGGACTTGTTTTATCATTTGGATCGTTAACTTTATGTTGCAGCCAACATCTGTGTAATTTTAAATATTGATCGCACAATATACGAGGAATTTCTGGAGATGGTGAGTTATTTACACACTCCTTACATTCCTCCCAACTATCCGTTGTTCTGGCACATAAATCTGGATCATAGTTGGATGAATCATTAAAATTCACGTTAAGAAAATCCCCAGTTCCGGGATTTGCTACATGAGAGTATGTCGCATTTTTAAAGAAGTATTTGATACGATGTGTTCCGTAATCGTTCACAGTAAGATCAGGATCTGTATCTAAACCAACAGATGTTGAAGTCTGTGGGTAAATTACCGTCTGATCCAACTGCAAACCAACAACCGTGACACCCGTTTCTTGTTTATCAAAAATAATTTCAAATGCATCAGTGTTTTTAGTGTCATCAAGATAAACCAAATGTTTATAACCATCATCGCCGGGGATGCCAGTTTTTATGGTAGTATAATAATATGATGGTTTGAATACTATACGGATTTGCGATTCCGATTGGTTTATGGTAAACGCTTTTCTAAAATTACTTCTAAAACTTTCTGGCTTTGCGACTGAAGTTTTTTCCTCTGGCTTTGGAAACATTGGAGTTGCACCATCCCAAAATGGTCCACCGACTCTTATTTTTTCATCAAACTTTTTCCTATTGTCTCCGATTCCCCGCATGTAACTTTCCGAAGCACCGCTCGATTCTACTGGTTCTCCTTGATAAAATGCCCAGTTATTAACAGCATCATAAAGTGCCGTTTTTTCAAAGAAAGCATTTTCTTGCATTTCATTTAAATCAGCAGATCGAAGTTCACTACTAGCATCAAACGCAATAAACGAATAATTCAAATCAGGTGAATTATTTTCGTTTACTCTTCTATCACCCATCTTAGAACCAAATGGTTTAAGTGGGGTATAGCCGGTTGGATTAAAGGGAAATTTTGACATACTTACAGTTCTTCGAGTATCAGGTTATTCATGTATCTAAGTTTATTTTCCGAGTGATCAATGTAAAGAACAGGGGCAATGTTTCCGAGTCCAGTTACTGTTCCATTAACACCAACACTTGCCGCTCCAGTAAAGTTAAAAGCAACTCTTGCCGCTCCGTTTGCGTTTCGATTATAGAAACCAGCGGAGTTATCTCTGAGCGTCGTGTCCGTCTGGAATCCATCCTGCTCCTCGGCAGTGTAATATGATTGTGTCATAAAAAGACCGATGTAGGTGATTCCAGACGCAGCATATGGAACAGAGATAGTAAACGCACCTTCACCAAGAGATCCATAATTAAGATACACCCAGTATTTCATTCCATTGTCAACTTCTGTTCCAGTTCTAACAGAGGACAAGTAATATCCTTGATTAAACTGAATTGTAACTGCACTACCCGTATTAGTGACACTGATTGGTGTTTGATTGTTTACAAGATCCGTTCTTGCTTGGGGTGGAATCACATCAAATCCCGGCAGATTGCCAGGTCCATATGGGTGAAGTGGACATGCTCCGTCCCATCCCGGTCCACCGTAACGCAAAGAAGATTCTTCATCACCGGATCCAACATATGGTTTTCCAACATAATATCCCCATTCACTGACCATAGTTGCAAACAAAGTATTTTCTTTTGCCATGTAAGATTGAATTTCATTTAACTCTGCCGCTTGAACCGCATATCCAGGTCTAAATGCAACATACTTATAGTTTTTCTCATCTGCGTCTTCGTTGAAAAAATGTATAGGATCTCTCGAACGATATGGAGCAATCGAGAGAGGAGTCCTTGGCTCTGCTTGAGAAACTGTAAATGGTCGAATGGATCTTGGCATTTTTTATCCTTAATATTTACCTAAAGAGTAAACGTATCTAAACATTAATTCTCTTGGTTGCGTTGTCAATGTAACGTTTGTTGTATTTGAAGCGACAACTTTTCCAGTAAACGCTTGAACATCTGGTTTTGTTACCGTTGCTATGGTATAGGGAACATCTTTGGCATTGTTCGGAACAAGAGTGTCTCCTACTTTGAAAATGTTATCCGTTGCACCAATAATTTCCAAATCTGCTCCGTTTGACAGAGAAAGATTGGTGGTTGCTTTTGCGTTTACAATTTTACCAGTTTTACCTGCTTCTTTCACAGTTGGACTCACATTTGCAAGAAGAGAGGCCGACAAGTTCGTTGTATTTGTAATTGGTGATCCTTTTTCAAACGTTATATTTGATCCAGAGAAAGTAAATCCTCTCGCAACATTTTGTTGTAGAGAAATTTTAGTGATATTAGAAAGTATTTGTTCCTCATCTCTGTTTTTGTTTGAACCTGCAAGATACGCAGATGTAAGTCCACTTGAAGTTGAGTCTTTTACCAAAACATCACGAATTAATCCATATCTAGTAAACACACTTTGATCTGTTCCTGCGTCTGTTGGTAATTTATCCGACCGTATTGCAACGGCAATCATGAATTTAGTCGCATTCAACGCTCTTCTTGGATTTGATCCAAGACCTTCAAAATAGTCTAAGTTAATTTTAATTTTATCACTTACGTCTGGACTTACAGATGTTATCGCAATGTCTTTATATCCACTACCAGCGGACACCAATTCAACGCCAGTGACAACATATTGTTGAACCCCAGATGAAATTCCAGCGTTTCTAGTTTTTAACCTAATGTCTGCACCTGTTCCGGTCGAACTTGTCAGGTTGACAATTGGGCTCGCTGTTGTTGTTGTCAACTCAGTCTCAGTTAATCCTTGCAAATTAACGGATACTGATTGTATTTGACCTGCGTTATCCACAGCATCTTTGTAAACACTTGCTTGTAAAATGTTTCCACGAGATGGATTTATTTTTTTACTGTTAGAAAGAAGAAGTTCATAACCACGCTTCACAATTTTAGACGACGCACAAACGTTATTGTCACATGTTCCAAATCTGGTAAAATTGTAACTCTTGTCTAAATTTTTAGAATACAAAAAGCATTTTGAACACTGAATATCGTCAACACAAAAATCCAAATCACCTTTTTTATAAACAATATTTGTTAGTGGATCAATAGAATCTTTATTATAGTAAAAACAACAGGATCCCGTCATGCCCGCACTTAATCCACAACCACTTCTAAATGCCTCTTCTTGAATAGAAGAACTACCCGATGTCTCATCATAATCATCAATGTCCACAACTGGCATATAGTTCGTCGTTAAGAATTTAGTGTGTGCTAAGTCGAGTTTGTATAAAAATTTCCAACGATACCCATCGGATAACACAGTGTTATCGTTTGAACGAGTTGGTTTCACCGTTGACGTTGATTTTCCGAATAAATCTGATCTATTATTTTCATCTGCACTCATGCAAAGAAAAACTTCCCGATCATCCGTCATCGCATAGTAGTTTCTTTCGGTTCCAGTCGCACCCGTTGGAACTCCGGCTGAAGTGTATGGATAGTAAACAGATCCAGAGTTCCAATCCACTCTTTTAGCAACAACAGAAAGATCACTCTCTTTCACTTTCTTGAGAAAATTGATATTATCCCAAACATCATTGTCATCATCCACGGTGTTTTGTTGATTGTTTGCGGCAGTATCACCACCAAGAAAAAGCATCAGATTGTTTGAGTCACTTCTAATGCTATCATACAGATTTTTTGCAAAGTCTATTCCAAATGATCGTGATGATGTTGACATATATTACCTTTCATTAGTCTCCGGAATCACATGGAGACTCATCTGGGTCGAATGATGCAGAAAGACCAGTGTTTGGACTGTCATCTGCCGGGAATAAGAAGAAAAAACTCCCTATATTTATGTTGCCAATAATCTGGTTTGCCACAATTTCACTTGACCAGCCTGGGTGAGCAAAAGCAGGGTGAGTAACGTCATCACCTTCCAAATCAAACGTGCAACCAGCGGTTGCTGGGAGAGAAGTCGTATCACTTAACCTATATGGGTGATAATTTCCGATAATTGTTTGCTCTCTTGCACCAAACTCACCGTCAAAGTCTTCTGGTGGGATATAATCTTCATTTGTAACGTTAAAAAAGACTTTCATACCCGTTGGGTGTGCTAAATTTAAGTAAGCCGTCTGTTGATCGTCATTCATTTCAAACGATCCAACAGGACCTTCGACATTTAAGAGATATGAGTAGTCTTGATACCAATAACTATCTTGTAAAACAAGTTCATTTAGACCAAGACTTGGTTCAGTTACTAAATGTTTTCTTGATGTTGTTTCCAGATTAGCAAATTCAGGAACACCGCCATCCGTTCTTAGAATATATTTTTTCGGTTCATCAATAAAAGGAACGTATGCCGGTCCATATAATTTTGAGAAGTAATATTTTAGAGAATCTTTGGTTCCCTTTTTAATATAAAATTCACTTCTAATGTCCTTTACAAAGTTTGTAAGTTCTGCCTCACCATAATTACTAAAAACACCATCAAATCCATCTGCATACTCCGAAACTATGAGTTCCAAAAGGGTTCTTCGTGTTTCTTCGTCAGGAATAAACTCTTCATCATTTTCATCATTTTTGACAATTTTGTCAATGTCCGTGAGTTTAAATAAATCCTCGGTGATTAAAAAGTATCCCGAACCGTAATTATCATTAGCACCCGGATTTGACGTATACAGCCAATCATAATACCGCTGAACAAACGCAGTAAACTCATTATATCCCAAAAGTCCGACATAAGCAGGAATTACGGGAGAAATATCAAAATAATTGTAGGCAACACCATTGGATCGCTGAGAACCCGGCATTTTTGGTGGTTCTGGAGCGTTTAGTTGTGGTGGTTTTGGTAAAAAATCCCTTTTAACTCTTGAAGTTGCACCGATAAATGTCGAAACAACCTCGTTGTATCGGTATTCCTTTGTTTTTAAAGAGTTTTTGTAAAGGGCACTATACATCAAACCTCCACGATTCTTGGATCGCTTTGAAGAACATTAAGCAACATGTTTCTACTTGCTTTCGCAACAGTGGTATTTAATGTGGCAGTAAAGCGAAGAGTTCCAGTCGCAACGCCGGGGAAGATACGAACAAAGCCTCTAGACGGATTTATTTCACCAACACCGGCTGCCGCTCTTACAACTATGAGTCCACCTGCCGATCTTTCCACCAAACGTAACGTTGAGAACCCAGCAGTGTCAGGATCGACTGTTGTGTCTGTAATATACACGTTCGAGAAGCCAAATTTAGGTGAAGTAAACGTGCTGGAAGATAATCCAATACCGTTTAAAAGCAATGGATTGCTGAAACTAAATTCTGTGTTTTCATTCGCTTTAATCGGAACATCAATACTTAAATTAAAATCAACCTCTATTGGATTGATAATCGCAGGTTCGGCCTTTCTTAATTCTTGTCTAAAGACATCGGCATCAAACGTGTTATTGAACTTAGTTGTTCCATAAAGTTCTTCAATTTTGTCCGTTATCGCTCGTCTTACCTGATCATTTGTTCGTGTCGTTTCGGATCCATTGTAATTTACTCTATACGACAAGTTTAAGTTAAAAGATTCTGGTGCGATGTATTCTGGAACAATGCCAACTGGTGCTTTATCTCTTAAGATTTGTGTGACTCTTTGATTTTGCTGTTCAATTTGTGTTGAACCATCTGTTCCCAACACAGAGGAAACAAAAACTCGGCCATAATAGGGAGGATCCAATTCATCACCACCAAAAACAATCAGAGAGTTTTCTGGATCATCTCCAGCAGAAAATAAATCTTTGAGTGCTGCTCGGTAATCATTTTTAGTTACTGCTCTTCCTTGTGCAGCAAACCACTTAGGAGCAAAGAATTTCACGAGATTGATATCAGGACCGTCAGAGCCACCAAAGGCTGAAACTCGTAACGCAGGTGTTCCTGTTCCATCTGAGTAAGTAAAAGTTTTTATTCCGTTTGCAGATTTTCCAGTTGGAATCATATATGAAACACGAACTATATCAGTCTTTAAAATTTTTCGACCAACATTATCTGTTTCCAAATTTGGATTTTGGCTATCAGTGCTGTCAAGGTCGGTTGTGATAAATTGACCTTCACCACGAACAGAAAAAGTCAACTTAAATCCATTGTCTTTTCGTTCAACAAAATAAATTTTACTGTCTTGGTTTACATCATAGTTAACATTTGTTGAAAGGGTATACTCTCTCCAATTTTCTCCATTATCTTCACTAATTTCAACAATTAAAGAGTTTATGTCTATTCTTTCGTCATTTAAATCTAAAGTTTGTCTCTTAAGATTTATTTGTTCGGTTACATCACGATAGACTACAAAATCTTTCGCTTCAAAAAGAACGACCTCAGAGATATTGTTCGCAACATCTGGATCATATGAATTCATGGTGTAAAAATTAAAACTTTGTCCAGAGTCATTCGTTCCTACAAATTTTGCATACTTGGGAATTGTTCCTGAAACACCACTCATAGAAACGGCTGCTCTTGCCGAACTTCCGCCGGGAACAACAAATCCCAGTGGTTTAACAATAGACTTAATTGATTCTAATCTTTGTGCTGTGTCAAGATACAACTCATTTGCGATCATGTTTGAGTAGAAAGCATAATACAATGTGTTATATGCAAGTGCGTCAACAAGAACATTTATTGCCGAGGAGGCAAAGTCAAAATCCTTGAGTGGGTTATCGTAATCGCTATCCTCTGCTGTTCGTTTGAGAGATGAAATTATACTTTGTTTAATTTCACTAAACCCAAGATCACCAATGGAAATTTGATCACCCGAAAGAGTAACCAAACTAGAACTACTTTCAGGCAAGGTTACGGCAGAAAGAGAAGAATAAACTGACATTAACGTGCCCTCACTATTTCTATTATGACTGTTCTTGCTGATGCACCCTCTGGTTCACCAACAAGTCTAAAGATTAAATTAAAGATTATATTGTTTTGATCCATGAATGTTTCGTCTGGAACAAAATCAATAAACTCAACTCTTGGTTCGTAATTTTGAATTGCCGTTTCGACCTCATCACGAATATCGCTTAACGTTTCCGGATTAAGTGTGTCAAACATCAAATTTAAAATATTGGTTCCAAAATCTGGAATAAAAGGTTTCTCACCCGGTCGAGTTAGAATTAAATTTTGTAAAGACTGAGAAATAGCGTTCAAGTCTCGCTTGAAAGCCAAAGAATAACCACCAACACCATTTTCATCTGGTGCATCACCAACCTGTGTAAAGGCAAGATCATAGTCAACAAACCTGCCTGTTGTTTCAATTTTTACAGTCAAATGGCTTCTCCTTTTGCCTATTTATACTAAGATTCGTCCTCAACTGGAGGTGGTGGTGTCGGATCTTGATAGGAACTTTCTCGATTGCAAGTTATATTCATAAAATGTTGCGTGGTGGTGAAACTGTGATTAATACCTGTTACCATCCATTTTCCTGATTCTCTTCGTTTGGGGTAATCTGAGTTATCAGAGTTTGGAATCGTAATATCAATCAAAGTCCCTGGCCTCACTGTTAAATCACCCGGCAACATTCCAGATGCACGTTGAGTTGTGAATTGAGTCATCTGTGCATTTCTTCTAAGTGGGGTTTCATCTGGTGTATCCCAGAAAGTAGAATATGTTCTAGAAACCTCAAGATACTCTGGATATGCCTCACCTCTATTTGGACAATTGCAACTGTCGGGTGCATTTGGATTAGAGTAGAGGCATCCGAGGTATGTGTCTCCAAGATTTTCTCGAATCAAATCACACTCATTAATTTCAGATTCCAGTGTTTCAAGTTCAAACAAAGTTGGCTCACTAAGATCCGTATCAAAATTACCGTCCTCAACAAAGTCTGGTCGGAGTTCTTGCATTGGACAATTGATGTAAGGATCATATGGCTCTCCAGCATTTTCAGGTCTTGGTGGTGGAGTAACTGGTCCGTCTGGGTTTGCACACTCATATCTTGGACACTCATCTTCTTCTCGTGAGAAAACCACGAATTGTCCAGAGAAATTTCTTGCTAGATTGTGAGTGTAGTCCTCAAAGTTTTCCTCTAGTTTTTGCGGAGGAATAACCACACCATACTCACTCTCACCGCTAACATCATATCTCCAGATACCTTCTTCAGTGTTTTCATCATCGGGTGTGTCCCAGATTAAATAATCTTCAACAACGTATGTTCCCTCAAACCAACCTTGACCTCCCCAGTTGTTTTCTTTAAACTGTCCGCCGTTAAGATATGGTGTGTAGTATTCTGCATTTTTTAAGTATCGCAAAACTTCATCGTTATTTTCTTTCAAAATTTGATTGGAAACATAACTGTTTAACATTATCGAAGAATTGGGTTCGTGATAAGTTGCATTTATCTCGTGCCAAGAATGTGCATAGTTTTCAAAAGAGAAAGGAAGTCCGGTGAACGAAATAAATTCGTCTCGACCATCTCCACCCTGAGTTCTAGCCCAACGATTAATCGGATCAAATCTTTCTTTGTTTATCGAAACTTGAGGCCAAAAATGTGGTTGTCCAGCATCTTTAAATCTTGAATCGTAATCTTTCCAAGAATCAGTTCGTGTCACTGCAATATCAAATCCATACGGATCCATTCCGATAACACTCATGTTATAGTTAGCAGATTGTCTACCAAACGGTCCAGCAGTTAACTGAACGATATATGGAAGATAATACTCTGTGCCAGCGTCTCGAACAAAACCAAACGCAAAACTGTTTAGTGTTTCTTTTCCTATCGGCTTCGCAAATTCAACACGAATATAGTGTTGATTCTCTGCAAAGAACCTTCGGGGGACTTGATAGGACTCTGCCGGAGAATACCAGTTTCTTCTATCTCGATATAATTGATAAATTGCATCGGGATCATCATAACATCCATATACTTTACAATAATCTAAGAAGTCTGGATTTATAGAAGAAGAAAATCTTTTATACTCACCGGAAATGTAAGATGTAAATCCATCTACACCAGTTCCACTATACATCACACCAGTGACTCTTGCATCACCACCACCATCGTTTTGTGTGGTGTCAATACAAACTTCTTCTCCGGTTACTTCAACCCATTCCCACTCATTACAAACGATATCAATATCATCCGGTGGTGCCGGTGGATATGGTGGAGGTGGTGCCCCCGGTGGTGGAGGTGGTGGAGGTGGTGGAGGTGGTTCTGGAGGTGGATTCCCCGGCGGTGGAGGTGGAGGTGGT